GAAAGGTTGGCACATCCACATGGTTTATTTTGCTCTTGGACTTTGTTAGCTTCATAACATGATTTACAACATCAATGAGCTTATGGCTGTTCTGTGCTCCGATATTATAAATTTCGTTTATATTTCCATTGGATGTGACCAGATTGATTGCTTCACACACATCTTCGACATGCAGAAAGTTTCTATAGTTGTCTCCTTTGTATATATCAATCGGTTCGTTGTTTATGATCTTACCAATCAAAAACTCCAATGCGTTTTTCTTTTTACCAGCATCAACATCGCCGCCAATTACATTACACAAACGCAGTATGCGATATTCTTTGTTGAATGTTTTGCAATATGACACCATCAAATCTTCAGCGGCTTTCTTTGTTATGGAATAAAATCCCTGTGGTCGGCAATCAGAATGTTCAAAGGCTGGTGTGGAGTTTGTACCATAACCATCTCCATAAGCAAACCAACTAGAAATAAAATTGAATGTGCCTTTTGTATTGGGCAATACATTCAGCAACTTGGTTAGGTTCGTATTTACATCAAGATGAACATCGCTGAATACATGATAGTTGTGAGTTGTACTTATCAAATACAACACATCACGATCAACTGGAACATTATTCTCTCGTTCTATGACATTACATTTGTTTGAATACAACTTCACAAAGTTACTGCCCACAAACCCAGTTCCGCCAAATATGCTTAATTTACCCATGTTTTTAGAACCTCTTCGATATATTGAAGGTTTTCTTTGCTGATTGTTGGAGCACATCCCACAAAGAACACAAGGTCCAACACTTTGTTTGACTCTGGATAATCCAAGTAATTGCCCAAATGTTTGTATCCACGATGCATGAGTAGATTGCCAGCAAAATAGTTTCGTGTTTGTATTCCATTCTTTTCCAAGAAATCAACCAAACGACGTTTTTGTTGCTTGTCTTTACAAATCACTGGAACACCAAATGGAACCCATTCACAATGTTCATACACTTTGGGAAACTTCACACCATCCACATTTTGGAAAAACAATGTTGAAATAGCAGCTTGATTTTTACTTCTGGTGCTGCAAATGAATTTGAGTTTCTTTAGCTGCTCCAATCCAATGGCTCCTTGCAAATCCAATGGTTTCAAATTGTATCCAATACGATTGAACACATACTTGTGGTCAATAATAAGGTCGGGAAACTCCGGAATCCAGTTAGAGAATCGTTTGCTACACGAACCATTACACAATAGATTGGCTGCTCCAACACAATAACAATCTCTGCCCCATGTGCCATAACTTCTGGCCAAATCAACGATTTCTTGTATGTCGGATGACACCATACCACCTTCCAGTGTGGTGATTTCATGAGCAGGATAAAAAGAACAACTGGATGCGATAGAGTATTCATTTAGAAATTTTCCTCTCCATTTTGATCCAAGCGAGTCGCAGTTGTCGAGCAACAATCTTATATCATGCTTCTTTACAATCGCAAGCATTTCATCCATATCTGGTGGATTCCCAAGAACCGGACTCAAAAATACTGCTTTTGTTTTGCTGGTAATCTTTTGTTCTATGGCAGACAAATCAAAGTTGAGAGTTTCCCATTCAATGTCAATAAACACTGGCACCAGTCCATTCTGAACCAATGCTGATACCGTGGTTGGAAATCCTACAGCGGATACAATCACTTCATCGCCATCTTGCCACTTGAAATATTCTTTGCATGCAGCAATGAGCAACAAGTTTGCACTTGAACCGCTGTTACAGAAGAATGAATTTTTAGTGTTGATGTGCTTACCAAATTCACGCTCAAATTTTGCACAAACTTCACCAGAAGAAGACCATTTGCCAAACAGCAATGTTTCAATCGCAGCCGATATTTCACTGCCATCAAAATATGGACCGGAGTAGTATACTTTCTTTGGGTCTTTTCCAACCATGTTGTGAGCAAACTTTGGTAATACACCGTACTTGCTTGTCATTTTATCAATGAATTCTTTTATATCTTGTGCGTAATTTGTTTCCATAATTTTTATAATGTTTTTACCCAATTGACGAACTCTCTGGCCCAAGGCTCCAAGTTTAATCCTTTAATATGCTTCTGAGTTGACACCTTTATGCTGACGTGCTCGTCGTTAAAATCTTGTTGATTCTTATTACAGTGAGGGCACTGTAAAAATAAATTTATCCGAAACTTTAAATTCGGATACTTTGAAATAAGAATATCTTTAAGTAACATGATGTCCTTGACATCGTCGATGTCTTCCATTGGAAGGCATCCGCAGTTTGCCATTTCCATGTGATGTTCTTCGCCGTGCGATCTTCTGATGAATATCAGTTCTTTATCCGAGTCTTCGAGAAATTTGAGCAGTCTATCAACTCTTCTTTGCAGAGTCACATCGTAGTCCTTTATTAGTTCTCGGTGGAAAAATTTTATAGCATACTTTGGATTTACTTCGTGAGATCGCACCATTACTCTATCCGCCAAAAATCCCTTAAAGTTGTGTTGAAATGGCAGATGTGCAGAATGAAAGCACACCAACCAATCGAACGGAAACGAAAACGTTTTATTGCCAGCCTCTCGCAATGCACCGGCCCCACCACAGTCCGCTCCTAATGATACATACACTTTCTCCATAGTTTAATTTGTTTTTAGATTTATATACGGCTCCACAATATCATATTCTCTATCTGAAAATATTACATCTTTTCCTCTGAATGGCAACTCAAATTCTTTATGAACCAAAGAAATCCAGTCCTTGTCTTTGTTGTGACTCCAACAACTGACTTTTTTTAGCATTGCTTCTTTTGAACGCACCCATGAGTAATGATGTACAAATGGACTACCATTGTATGTTGTCATTGCCCTGCGACGATTCATTGGCACAAACCAAAACATTCCTTTGCGTTCTTCTTGATGAAAGATAAAGTCGTCATTTTCTGTGATTGGACCCTTCTTCACAAACACCGTGTTGTCTTCCCATGTTCGGCTGCGAAACTTAAAGTCTCTGAAATACCAGTAATGGGCAATTTTATAACTATCTAGCATACCCGATTTTTCTTCTTCATTAACCCAATCAATAAACTTGTTGGACTCAACGATTTCATCAGTGTCCAGAAAAAGAAAATACTCTGTGTCTGTTGGTGCCAACTCAATACCAATTTTACGAGAAATGTTACAATGCCAACGCGAAGACTTGGTGCTGTCATAAGCAAATTCTACAAATTGAACACCTGTGTTTTCCAGCACAGACTTTTCTTGCAGTGCCTTGTTTTCTTCTGTGCCATCATGAAAATGGTCGCAGTATGGTATGATTATTTCATGTGAAAATGGTCGAACATTGTCAATGCAAGACTTCAAAAAGATATAATCATTCGTACAATAGTTTATGATGGTAGTAATTTTCTTCATATTTAATTTACTGTGTAGCTTCCATAAAGTATGTTGGAGTGGGATTGTCTGTTGAAGTGTATTTGTATGGATTTTCCATCTATGATATCAATTGGATATCCAGCATCTTTCATGATGATATCAAGCATGTGCTTTTTTTCTCTGGGAATAGCAACATGATCGCAAGGATAATCGGTATTGATTCTGGCCAGAATGTAGTCCAGAGACAATAGCTTGTTCAACAAGCTTTCTGAGCTTTCGTTGAAGCAACGCAACCAATTATTCTCTACCTCAACAAACATTATTGGTCTTGAATTCTTGATCAAAGTTTCCGCACCAGCCAACAATAGTAATTCGGAACCTTGTACATCAACTTTCATGAATGATACGCCATTTGATATTATGTCATCAATCCGTACCATTTCAACAACGTCGCCACCAACACCAACTTTTGTTGCTCCAATGTTTATTTGCGTGGCATCCACATCCACATAATCCATCTGAATCAACTTTCGCTCGTTACCAACAGCCGCATTGAGGCAATATACATTTCTCAAATCGTTCAAAAACACATTACCATTCAATTGTTGATAAATTATTCTCAATGGCTCAAACGAAATTACTTTTCCAGTACGCCCAACTAACTTTGACAATGTCACGGTATGATATCCAAGATTGGCTCCACAATCCAAACAAGTGTCTCCGTCTTTCACTATATTCTTGACCACATTGTAAAAGTGAGGTTCAAAGTCACGATTTTCAATCAAAGCTTTGCCCAGTGAGTCGTTGGGAAGCACTAAGAATTTTCCATGTTTTGCTTCTATTATATTTGGCATTTATTTTATATACACCGCGTCGAATTTGTTTATAACATTCTGTGGTGAGAATTTGATTGAATAACAATCCCAGTCTACATCATTGACATACTGTTTGTCAATTTGTAATAAATACGAAAGCAGCTCTTCTTTATTTTTATATGTCAAAGCCTTGTCTCCGAGCATATCAATGTGTGCTCGCATATACCACCAATATGGTGCATCATAAGTGAATACAGGCTTGTTGAATGATGAAAATTCTCCAATCGCCAATCCAAAAGTTTCTCCGTCCGAACGTGCGTGTATCATGGCATCGCATGTGTTGATAAACTTACTTTTGTATAAATTACTTGGATTGAATGGTATGAATAATGCGCGTGGATGTTCCACAAATGGCTTGGTATTTAAGAAAATTGCCCACAAATCATTTCTGGCGACGAGTGCGCGCTGAACCGCCACCTGCGCATCTTTCACATCGAATTGATTATAACCGCCCACTCTACCAATCACAAAGGCACTTTTAGGTACACCTAAATCATCATGTAGAGTTTCATTTGTTTTTGGTAGATTTATGATATGAGGAACCCACAGTTCCTTTTTGAAATATTTAGCCAACCATTCGCTCACTCCTGCATACACTGTTCCATGCGGTTCCTGCATACTAAACACACAATGTATTGCGGTTTTACAGTTGGTGGGAAAAAATTCATTTCCACCGGCACGAGTCATGTAAAGTACATCAATCTTTTCTTTGTCTACTATGTTCGGTATTTCCGCCGACATATTTTCATATAGACAACATTTAAATTCGGAAAATCTAGATTCTACGTGTGTGGATTTTGCCGCTGAACTTATTATTACGGGTTCGTACCCCAACACATTTCTCAGTGCATGCGCATAATCATACATTACAGTACCATTGCCACGGTCATCTATTGCTGGTGCGTGCAGTCCAATTTTCATTATCCTTGTCCCATATTGGCTTTTATTGACCAATTTTTGTTTCCCCATCGCGCGGCTGACACTTTGGTCATCCTAATTCTCATTGCTTCCCGACAGTCTTCTTCGTTTTTATATTTTCCTTTTTCCTTTTTCCAGAATAATGTTGTAGCGGTTGACAAAGATTTTTTATGATCATCATTAAATGACATTCCCGTTCTTCCATTAGATATATTTGTTTTCCATTCGTCTGGAAGTCTCTTTCCTAATCGGGAGACTGACATTTTAGATTTAGTTTCATTTGAACGTTTCTTTCCCGTATTTATAATTGATAATTTTATGCGTGTTTCTTTACTATGCGTTTTTCCGGTGTTTGCGATTGATAATTTTTTTCTAGTCTCATCTCCTTCGTCAGTAGCAAATAAATGTTTTTTTGATTGTGATATAAGTTCACACTGAGCAATCGGCAATTTTCTTCCTTTAGATGCATTGGATATTTTTTCTTTTGCCACTCTCCCACGGTCACTTGCAAAAAACTTCAATGCCGTATTTGACATTTTTTCTCTTTCCAAATCTCCCGTTACCGACTCAAACCTTTTCTTGCGAGACTTTGATATTTTTTCCTTTGTCTGTTCGGAAACATTTGCTCCCTGCCCACCTACGGTTAGGTTATATCCCCACTCGGGGTTTGTGTCAACCAATGTATTATATTTTTTGATGTAGAACGTTTCCAGTCGTAATAATTCGCTATAATCGTCATTCTTATCTATAATATAACATTTGAAGTTTACAGGATTATTTCGTAATTTTTCTTGAAACAGGAATAATTTTGGAATACACGTTGTTAAATGATCATTTATTCTTTCATGGATAAGATTTTTTGTTATTCCAACGTAACATGGATTGTCTAAACACGTCCACAAATATACAACGTTTCTTTCAGCGTTACCACAAAACTTATCGCCGTCAAAACAGGGGATAGAATTAAATGAGCATATGTTCATATTATTTCAGCGATTCCATTTTTAATTGTTGATATTTCTTTCTGCGTTTTTCGTTGATAACATCTCTATTATTCTTGTAGTAAGAAAGAGCCAATTGTCTCTTAATTTCAAGAACCTGCCCATATGTTCTATTTAATGATTTTCTGCCCATATCAATAAATATAAACGATAAACACCAAACGATAAACTATTTTAGCCAATCCCACGATTTTCTTTTTCGCTCCACTCTGTATTATATCTAATATTTTGTGCTCTCTGCCTGTCAATCGTTTTGTCATGAATAATGGCATAATCAACTTCTTTTGGAAGATGTGCCACAATAGATGCTCCTATGATTGTTTCGTGCAATGGCTTGTGCCATTGTATTCTTAAACTATTTTTATAAATACGAGATTGATAATCTCCTGAATTCCAATTTATAATAGGCAAGTCACCAAATTCCGGTAATTTTGATATATGCCATCCCCAGTTTCTGGCATCATTGTCTGTGGCACCTCGTACAATATTGACTCTTGGAACTCTATACAATTCAACCGTTGGATTTGAATCAATGATTTCGTGCATATTGTTCAACAGATTTGGAAACAAATATTCATCAGCGTCGATTTGACATACGAAGTCGCCCACACAACGCTTGCTGCCATAATTTTTATGTTCAGCAAAATTTTTGTTTAGTGCATGTTGAACAACAGTGAACCCATAACTTTTTGCTTTGGCAAGAATTTTCTTGGTGTCTTCATTATCCGAAAAATCGTCCAATACAACAACTTCATCGTTTGGGGCAACAAAATCTATATGAGTCTTGAGCTTCTCAATCAGTTGCAGAAGCTCAAGTGTCTCATTCTTGCAAGTTACTAAATAACTGATTTTCATCCTGCGACCGGTGTTGGTGCTGTTATCTTCTTGAACTTTGGTAGAGTGATTGCCACTTTCTTTTCAAACACTGGCAAGTTCTTGTCCAATATGTCCATGAACACTTTATTTCCCGCTTCAAGTGTGAACTTTTCGCTGTTTTGCTGACGCAGTTTTTCTGCATTTGGAATATACTTGATATAGTTATCAAAAATATCTTCCAGTTTTTGAGCAGCAACACTGTAGTTTACATTGAACCATTGTGCTTCTTTGATTAGCCAATCGTTGCATGCACTTGGTGGAATATTGACCAATGTGCCGGGCAACAGGTTTGCAAGATCGGCTGACAAAAAGTCAACATGACCGCTCCAACCACTGGTGAGCAATGGCTTTCCGCTCAGTGTTGCTTCAAGCAATGGACGACCAAATCCTTCACCGTGAGTAAAGCTTACATGTGCTTTGACTTTTGGATGGTTGTATAGTCTATTCAATTCCTTTGGTTCCAACTCACCATGCACAAGATAAATGTTTGGCAAGTCTCCAGTCAATGGAGTTCTGATTTCATTGATTTTCTTCAACAAGTCAGTTTTATCCATCTTGCTGAATGTTGCACCACTGGTCTTGAGAATAAGAGCAGGCTTCTTTTTCTTGTTCTTGAACACTTCACTGAATACTTTTATAAGCATTCCAACATCTTTACGATCCGCACCCAAGTCTCCTTGTAGCCAATGACCAACAAACAAATAACAGAAGTCTTCTGCAATGGCATCAATGGCAGTGTCAATTTCAGCGGAAGGTTCGCTTGTCTTTTTGTAGATATTTACATCAACACCCTCAAACGCAACTTCGATTGGCTTGTTTAGTACAACCTTTTCTTCTGTACCATTTTCATGTTTCTTTGTATAATTTGCCTTCACAAAACCTTCTTTGGCGAAGTTGGATGGAACAATGTTTAGATTCATTCTGTTCATTCCTTCAATCCATTCAGCCTTTGGAATTGTACTTTCAATACCAGCAGTTACGCCAATATTATACTTACCAATTGGTCTGAATTCATTGGGAATAGATACTTGAATAAACAACTCTGGCTGTGCTGATAGTTGATTGATTATTCTGCTCTTGATTTCTTTCACCATTGGAGCATTTTCATCATCAAGCATGGTGTTTGGACATACACCCCAACGCATAGGAATGATCTTTACATCAAACTTGTTACTGTTGATTAGTGCATCACAAATTTGTCTCATGTGATCGCCATAGCCACTTCGAGATGCTACTGGTCCTTGGATTACACATACAGGTTTTATTTCATTACTCATTATATAACCTTTATTTTATTATTACGGAGTTGTTCCAGCCGTATTCTGGTCTTCTTGTTCAGCAATGATTGCTTCAATTTCATTTTCTACATCATTGATGCGGTCTTTGAAATCAACATTTGCAGACTTCTTCTCCTTCTTGATTTCAGCGAGCTGTTTTGTTAGCTCGTATACTTTTGCTTTTGCTTCTTCTTTAGTTAGTGGTTTAGCCATAATATTTTTTAGTTTAGTTGAATTTATTTTTTGCTTCTGTTCTGTCAATCTTTGGTAGAATGAATCCAAGACTCTTGTTTGGCATGTTGTGCCCAACATATTCATCTTGGCGATGAATGTTGAAGCGTTCTCTGCCTTTCCAGTTTGACAACATATTGTCGATACCAACTGCCATAGTTTCACACATTCTATCGGAACTCAATCCTTCTGGACTCATGAGCCATTCACGACCTTTGAGACCACGATCTTTGCGATTTTCACGACCAACTTCATACCAGTGCATCATTGCTACAGCAGCATCTTCCCAACGAGCATAATCTGCGAGAATATATGGAGTTGGAATACTGCCTTGTACCATTCTTGCACCGGGAAATATTGGAGTAACCCAAGTTCCGTGGTTCTTGTATCTACCATCCGCATTGGTTCCCCAGTTTGTATCAAACTCCACAGGATTACCATTTTCATCTGTAAATCCACATTGATCTTGCAAACCGCCGGTTACTGTTACGATAATGGGTGTGCCAGCGGCGATACTTTCCGCCGTTCCAAGTCCAAATCCCTCATTATCAGAAAGATTGATTGTAACATCGGAAATATTATAGTACTGATTTAGACGATCTGGCATGATCTTGTCAGTACTGAAAACGACATCATAATCGGGACAGAAAGCGGTCTTACATGCCAACAAGTCGGTACCCGCATCATCCAGTGGAGGAGTATGCATAAACAATACACATTTGGATGCTTCTTCTTTGGTTAAATTATCGCAGAAGTTTCTATAAGCAAGCATGATTGTGCTGGTTTGCTTGCGACGAATGTTACGATTGTTATAAAAAATAACATAGTTATAATCTTTCTTGAATAATTGCTTTTTTACCACATTCAGTTCTTTTAGTTCAGACTCACTTGTCAATGGCTTGAACGTTTTTGTATTGATGCCATGTGGCACATAGTGTATTAGAGTTTTAGTCATTTTGTATATTTGGATTCTTTTATTATGAAATCAATTGCAAGTTTTGTCAACCATTTTGGCATATTTAAAGCATTTTCTTGACAATATTTTTTTATGATATTGAATTCATCATGGGGTATATTTACAACCCGCCGTTCACTTTTTATAGTTTTCATTTAGAATATCTCCTATTTCATTTGTAAAATTTTCAGGTAACGTATCAATTTTTGATACACTTTTTGTTTTTTGACGAATTCTGTAAAATTTACAGTTTATTTCTTCCATGATTCGAGTTTGTCGTTTTATATCCTTATCAATTAGATTACCCGCTTTATAGTGTTTTTCTTCATCCCATTCAATTACTAAATTTTTTGAAGTATCGTAATAATCAACCGAGTAACCGCATATACGCAACTCTCCTCCGTTTAGTGCGTGTTTTCCAGTCATGTTTAATTTTTCATTAAGAATGTTAAAAAACTCACAAGCAGTTTTATTATATGCGGGATAGGTGTTTGATTTTTCCAATTGACCAAGTCTGTGGTTTCTCAGATTTTCTCGTTGGTTTGGATCTTTCATTCTATTTTTGGTAGCAACTCTTATTTTTTCCAACGACAGTTCGTCATGTTTTTTTCCAAACATATAATTATTTTTTCCAGATTTTGTTTCACTTTGACGATTCTTGTATTCCACAGTGTTCATAGAACTGATCCATACTTCCGATTTTTTGTGAGATTCTGCACATTTTTTTTTAGATTCATCTCGCGACCAACTCCAAGTTCTACCTTTTATTTTTTCCGCCATTTGCAGAGTTCTACATTTTTTACATTTAGAATTTTGTTTATGAGAACAATATAATGTTAATTTTTTTCTATAATTTATACGTTTGCCACAAGATGGACATGATTTAAAAAATTCGGTTTTAATATCTTCGTCAAATTTTGGTCGTCTTTTCATACAAATAAATATGAAACAATGTGAATAAAAATGAATAAAAATGAATAAAAATGAATAATTTACTTTTTATATTGAACAAATGTGCCGTCTTTTAGAAATTCTCCGTCAACCGTGCGACAATTTTCCGGTCCCATTACCCATTTATTTATGTTATATGTCTGCTTGCTGATGGCCATCAGCAAATCGCACGATTCATAAAATGCTCTATTATACATTGGGTATGGTACGTCATCCCATATATTTAGGTATGCGATTGGCATCTTTTGACGAAGCTCACGTTCCATTTGATACAACCAGCCCCAAAAACGAGGATCAGTAAAATGCATCAATGCATCTGGCTTTTCAAGTTTGATGACTTCGTTCAATATTTCGGGATTGCCATAGCCATCCACTGGATATAAACGAACATATGCATCGCTGATACCAGCACTGTTATTTACTGCACCGTCCAAATTTATTATCTTTCCCTTTTCTGGATGTTGAACAGAGCCAGCGATTTGAACCCAATTATACTTACCAGCTAATCCCGTCACGAACTCACGTGCAACGGTGGCCACACCCGAATGCATACGCAAATCATCGCAAAGTAGTATAATTTTCTTTCTGTCTTTTTGAGGAATATAACCATTATTCATATATAAAATTTAGTATGTTTTAAATTTGATTATTGTCAAATTATTAAAATGCACTGCCGCTAATTTGTAAAGCATTTGTGTCGTCAATTTTCTTTTTGAAATCAGCATCATTGGTGTATAGATATACACAACGATTGACTAACTTTTGCAGTGTCATGCCGCTACTTACACCAGCTTCTTTGAATGAAGTATATTTGTCTTTAAAAATGTGAATTGAGGTAAAAGATGTTTCGTGATTTGATTTTAGTTTCATATGTTGTTGTTTTTCCTATATACATATATATGAAAATAACATTCCGTATATATAAGAAATCAAATTAATATATAAAAACTACTTTTTATATTTTATCTTCTTTTCCATTACAATACAAATTACCGTTTGGATCTTTCATAGTTTTAAATTGACAATATTTGCATGATTTTTTATTTTTACCTGGAGTTTTTAGAAAAACTCCACTTGTATTATACTCCCCACTAGCAGTAAATCCGTTATTTATAAATTCTAAAAATGAAGTTTCAACTTCCTTGACACTCATTTTTCCATCAGCGGGACTAAATCTTTCAATCCTACTTTGCGGAAAACTCACGTCTTCCAAGAGTTTCCTCTTCATAATAAAAAACTCAATTTCAATATCACTCATAGGAACCTTGAACATTTGATTATAAAATCGTTTATACAGAATGAGTTGATCAATCTTGGTTCGGTCTTGCTTTCCCCATTTACCCCAGCCTCTGGTTGATGTCTTGAAATCTAAAATAAGTACCTTCTTGGTCAGTTTGTCTTTTAGCACAATGTCAAGAAAGCCTTTGTATAATATTGTGCCGCCTTTTAATGGAATTTCCAATGGCAGTTCAATACCAACAAGTTCATATTTTTTACTTGGAAAATGCTTGCTGCGTTGAGCATATGCTAATGTATGATCCAGAATAACTTTACCATCATTCTCAAACTCTTTGACTGTATCTTGAGTAATCAAGCCCAATACATCTCTTTCATCTTCAGTCAACTTGAGCTGTTCATCTGTAGCAATCTTGAGGTCTTTTAAGCCTTCTTCATATTCTTTCTTGAACAAACCAAATGCATCCAAAGCATCTGCTTCGGCAGTTCCTACTGTATATAACAACCGAAGATATTCTTGTAATGCAGCATGAATAGCTGTACCAAATGTGGTATGTATGCTTGCTTCATATGGAGCCAACTTGTCAATATATGAAAGTTTCCAATCCATTGGACATTTTAGCCATTTGCTATATTGACTGAAACTCACATTCTTGAGTTTTTTTACTGGCTGAGTGGGTTCGGTTATAACCGACACAGGATCGGGAGTTTCTACAAGAAATTGATTGGACATATAATACTACTATACATAAAAAAAACTATCTGTCAATGTTAATGACTGTATATTTATTAATAACGATGCAAAATAAATCTTTCACGCACATATTACAAAAAACGGGTGTGCTAAAAACATTCACAGTTGCAAAAATTGTCAAGAAACAAGACATCGACGAGCTAAAAGCATTGGTAAAAAGCGTGGCTTCGGATGAAAATGAATATAAAAAAATGTTGAAGGAAGAAATGTCTAAAATCTCCAATATGCATGACCAAAGCAATCCAATACCTGGCATCATTTATCCTGTACCAGATGATGATAGAAAAAAATTATTGGTTGCCATCACCACAAAATTTTGCAAAGGAATAAAAACTCAAAAATTTAGCAAGCGAGAACTTGCATTTTTGATTTCGGCAATCATCAATGAACTTGGGTTGACACAAGAAGATTTTATTACTCTAAAAAAAGAATTGGAAAATCAAACTGATGATGACGAAGACGATGATGATGATGATGATGATGGCGACGAAGATGATGAAGAAAGTCAGAAGTTCTGAACCCAAATATTCATAAACTTGTCTACGTGAGCATTTAGTTGAGTGTCAAGCAACAAATCTTCTGGTAGTTTGCATTCTACATGTTCCCATTTAATGGCACGATGTGCAGCAGCTTCAATCTTTGGATCATTTTCTTGTTCATGTTCATTGGCGGGTTTAACAAATACTTTGTGTCCCCATTGAATATCCCAAGTATATTTGCTGATATGACACAATACTCCATTTACTTCATTCTTTAAAAAGTATAGCTCGTCTTTTTCATATACATCATAGCGAATATCTGTGATGATATAATAATCATAATTGGTTTCATCAATGGTCTTCTTGGCAATATCAACCCAATATCTACCATCTGTGCGCTTGCGTTGAGCATCGCCATACCATACAAGCATGGGACGAATAATTAATTTTTCTTCTGGAATAGTTGTGAATGCAGAAATGCCAAGATTCTTCATCAAGAAATTATCAACATCCGCTTTTAATGGATCAGCCAGTGCAATTCTTTTTACAGATTTACCCGCCTGTTGAAGTTTATATGTAAGAATGGAAGCAAATGTATCTTTACCCGATCTTGCCACGCCACTTAGCCCCACCACTTTTTTATTTGATGTTTGCATATTTTATCGTTTACTCTTTTCCAATAACTCTTCAATTTGCTCTGTGTCATACCCATAATTTTGCACAATACTGCGAATGTCATCGTTGGTCATGATACTCATATATTCAACAACATTGCGTTCACTGTCTTTGAAATGCATACACAACAAAGTCAACAAAGTTTTATTATATTTCTCTCCGCTGTTTTTTATATATGGCACAAATACTTTGGCTTTTGGTACAATGTCAATACAAACTCTATAAAACTGCTCTGGAGTTAGTTTATCTTGATAATATTGTAAATCATTGATGCTGTCAACAAAGTCCATCTGCATACTCAAAAATCTGCATACCATATAATTACTCCAAGTCTTTTTATCCGCATCAGACAATGTATCAAAGTATTTAGGATTTTTTCCCACACGCACTTCATTGATGTGATCAAATAAACTTTTAGTCTTTGGCTTTTTATCAACTTCGTTTTTTATTTTTGCCATGTTAGTTTTTAACTATACAATAGTATGGATATATGTCAACAACATCATACAATTTTAGTAAACCCGTCGTTTATACGATTTTTTAAAATAATGTTGGCGGCTTTTTCTAAAGCTTCTTCTTTAATTTTTAAATAATCTTCCACAGTAGCAGTTGAAGCATACTCCATTATCATATGATTATCATATGCTTGTTGAGCTTCTTCAAATGTTGCTTTGTCTAAATCAAGTTGAGTTACGCCCATTTGCTTCATATATTTTAATCCCACTTTCTGTGTTTTTCAGCCACCCATTCATTACCATCATATTCTTCAATCTGCCATTGAACATCATCAGGAATATCTACAACTTTAAGTTCGGCAAAGCCCCCGTCAGCAGCTTCTCCTAGTTGCTCCACAATTTCTACTAGAATAGGATTGTTTCGCTCGATGTCACGCTCATATGTATTGACTGTACCAGATCGTTCATTAAACAGAGCAAGAGCTTCTTTAGAAAGCCCAAAGCCACCATAACAAGTATTGATTATAATTTTCATTTTTTTATAGATAAGCGAACATCCAACGCAGCAGCACAAGGAAATTGTTCCCCAATTTTGAACTTAAATGTATTTAAACTAAATGGTTTGAGCACTTTGTCACCGTTGACCCAACTTCTTTCTGTGCTAATATAGCCTTGTTGTTCCAACATATCACGCAACTTTGTGAACTCTGGGTGATCAATTGTGCCATGCGACATTCCAGATATGGTAGAACCATCATACATATTCAATGTCATGTATTTGGTGTCTGTCACATCAGAAATATATTCACGTTTTAGCACAAACTTTTTCATTTTATTTCTTCCATACCCTTTTGTCGTATTGTACGAATGTAACAAGACCAAATGCGTTCTTGGCATTGGCCCATTTACCTTCATTGTTCTTTTGGCTGACTATTTTTGTGTATGCAGCGTTTTCAGTTAGTATATCTGGGTTTCCAAGAAAAAACTTGTTTCCAAGTTCCAACTTGCCAAATTCTACCATACGCGGTCCTTCATTATTTGTTTTCATTTTCTTCTGTATATTGTAAATTCATCTTTTGTTTTAAACCGTCTTTCACAGATCGGTTCATGTTTTGCTCTAAACGATGTATTCTTGAGTTATATTCCGTCAATTTACTATTTATTTTAACGTGGTCTGAGTTATTTTTCTTTAGTTGCTCAAATGCAACTTTTAGTGTATCTGTGATTGCATTTCCTGCTGTTGCAAGTGCTCTTTTATGTGTAGCATCTTGTTCAATTATTTTTGCATCTTGTTCAATTATTTTTTGCTGCAATTTCTTTATTTGATAATAAGAACGAACGGAATATGCAATCAGCAAAGCGCATAGTGTCAATGTAAAATAGTCCATAAATAAAAGGATGTATCAGATTATGATACATCCTTATGTTTGTCAATGCTGTTCTATGCTACAACTTCTTTCACATGCGTTACATTGTCCAAGAAGTGTACCCAACTTGGATGATGTGCTACATTGATTGTGGAACTGATGGGCAATGATTTGGGAGCAAATGGCTTACGAATAAGTGTCAAACCTGCTTGCTTTGGTGTCTTGTCTGCCTTTTTGCTGTTGATATCTTTATGACACCACACCATGTTTTCAAATGTGTTTCTGCCACCTTGAGCACGAGGAGTAACATGGTCAATATTACCTTCTTTCCAAGACAAAACTTGACCAGTGTATTGACAAATGCCGCCGTCACGCTTTCGGATTGCTTCCTTGGTTGGACGAGGTTGCACGGTCGGCATCTTGCTATAGTTGGGCTGAATAATAACCCGTGGAGCACGAATAACCATGTTGGAGGTGTGAATCGCCAAGTCATAGTCCCTAACTGGCAGCTTTCGCCATTCCTCCCAGCCAACAGGTTGGGTGTATTCGGGGCTGTTCCAATCAACATTTCCGTCATCATCAATTGGAAATACCATGTCAATAGCCATAGCAGCGGGAGAATTTCCCCTTTCTCCGCCTAGCATAGATATAAGAGATTCTTTCACGGTTTTAGTACCGAGGGCTTGCCAAACGCCGTTTAGACATAATACTGGTTGGTTTATAACATTCATTTTTATAACATTCTTTATATACCTATAACTATGATATGCTTTTTATAAAAAGTCAATACTTAATTCAAGAAAAATGAGTGGTTTTCTGCAAGTTTTGCCTGTAGAGTATAATTTGATATAACCAAATGTTTTACTTCCAGTTGTTGTTTTGACACTCTCTGTTTTGTTATTCTGAACCTATAAGCTTTATCATACTCGTGAGTGATGCATCCTTCGTACAAGGAGGTAATAAAATCAGTCTTTGCGATCACCATCATACAGCTGCACTTGCTTGTCTTGAAAGTTTCGGCTAGTTTTGTATGCTCTTCTCTGCCAAACGGCAAATAATAGTTTTTGAACTCGGAATCATATGGAGGATCAAAGAATGCAAAACTGTCATCGGTTGCTAATTCCATTGCTTTTGTATAATCTCCAGAAATTATAGTGCTTGATTTGAGCAGATTTGCGTGATCTGGAGAAATAATGTCTTGAAAATTAACGTTTTTATATCTTCCCCAGGGGATATTAAACTTTCCTTTCTTGTTATATCGCGTCATTCCTCTATAACAGGTCTTCAGAATGTAAAAGTATTTAGCAGATCTCTCCAAGTCATTCTTGGGAACATAATCGTCTCGCATATGATAATAATTATCTTCCGTTTCACCAAACGATTTGCAGAGTTTTACTATTTCTTCGGCGTTCCCGTCCGCCAATTGTTTATAAAAATTGATAAGTTCAATATTATTGTCGCAAATAACAGACCCAGCCTTGTTTATATGAAAAAATACAGATCCTCCACCCACGAATGGTTCAATATATTTGTCAAATTTAGTTGGAAAGTATTCAGAAAATAAAGGTATTTCTGAATTCTTAGATCCGGCCCACTTAAACATCGGTTTCAATTTCATAAGATATCTATGCTAGAGTATAAGCATCAAATGTCAAGTCGATATAATTTTGTTGTATTCCGCAGACCAAACTTTTATACTCTCAAATATGATTTCTCTATAGTTATTAGGTATACCAAATTGTGTAAATGCCTCTTCCCCCAAATAACAAGGAATATTATGGTTTTTACAGTTATTTTTTATATTAGATAAACCCGTGTGTTTCTTATCTGGGAATAGTACGACTGCGGCGGGAATGATATTTGAGTTTGGGTGTTTTCGTTTCAATTCTAAGGATTTTTCCATCAACGCTTCAATATCCTTTTTAGCTTTATTTTTATCCAATTTTCCGCCCGTCTTCATCTCGAACACATAAATTTTTGAAATATTATCTTCAATGCATTCATAGCAACAGTCGTTATCTTTCTTTTCTTTTAAGACTTTTCCGTTTTTTCCCAACTTTTGGTCATATATTCTGCCAAAGAAGTTTCTAGAAGGATGTAAAATTTTAATAGTGCCGCAAATAATGTCCTCACAAGTAAAGCCTAGCTTAGACATTAGACTTCTTTCCAAGCTCATCACCTTCGTGACGTTGGGAGAAAATCCAGACAGAAAAGGGTTTTGGCTTCTGTCGGATGCTTCATCTGCTTGAAGAGTAGCAGTGAGTTTGTTCAACTTGGTTTTTACCACAAGTTTGATTTGATCTTCTAATGTGGTTATATTGGTTGTTTGCATACTCAAGATACAACAACTTTGAGTTGAAGATACGGATCAACATCAACTTCCATATCGCCGTCAAACAGAATAATAGTTTTATTTCCTTTATTCACAACAAGTGATACTATCAGTGTTTTGCCCGACGCACTCAACACTTTGTCTCCGATCACCAATCGCTTTGCTGCTTTTTCAATGTAATTTTTTGTTTTTGTCATATATTGTTTATTTTATAATATCTTCAACTGCGGCGAGTTTTTCTTCTTCACTTCTGTATGTGAACAATGTGACTTCTTCCGCTCTAATAATTTTTGTTAGTGTTTCATTCATTAGTGTCAATTTCATGCGATCAATTGATCTAATATTGTCAATCGCAATTACAAATATAGCATCTTTGATTTTTTTATGAAACTTTGAGGACAATCCTTCAATGGTAATAGTCCCACTATTGTATTCATAATTGACGCGAAAAAATCCTTTCTTCAATGCGGCAACGCGCACAGGTTGTTCTTCATCTGGCAACGACTTAACATCCAATCCATGTTTCAATGCAATTTTTGGATTGTTTTGCAACCATCTGTAATGCCATTGATCCAAAGACACAGGCTTGCCATCTGGTAAAATCCACATTTTGGATGTAAGAAGATCTGTCTTATGTGAAGCCACTGCCTTCAGTTCAGAAAACAATTTACTTTCTCTTAGCAATTCATATTTCTCTCTTAGTAGTTTAATCATATATTAATAAGTATATTTCCAATATGCAATAGTATAGGGCTTGAACTATATAAAGTCAAGCCCTATGTTTTTACTTCAATACTTGATATAGCAGTTTTTTATAATCATCAGTGCTGATGGTCTTGCGATCTAGCATCTTGAATATAATTGCACTTCTGCCCGTGCTGCCATATGCTTGTAAGATTTCTTTGGCGGCAATATTACGAGCAATGTTCATACGCTCAGACGCAAACTCAAACAGTGCAGTCATGATCTTGTGAACTTCTTTCATAGCATCACAGATGCGCGAAGCGTGTCCAGTTGCCATTGTAGCAATCTCAAAGTCAAACTTTTCGGTAAGATACTCAAAGAATTCTACATAACCAGTTGGTTCGTGTGATAATGTGTTACGTGGTATAAACCAATCAATATACACATCAATTATTTTTTCTATGCTAGAAATTTCACTTTTTGCACGATGTAAAAAAAGATAGCTTGCGGCTTTTACTTTACGAATTTGTTGTTCGTTTCCATAATATACACACAAACCTTCTTGGTCTTTCAACACTTCAACCGCCGACTTCATTTCTTCAACAGAGTTGTAAGAGAATGTGCGGGGACGTGGTAAATCCCAACTCTTTGCATACAAGTCCAATACACTCTGCGGAGTAAGTGTATAATCTGCGTGTCCGATTGCAGCAATCAACTTCATTTCTGGTTCATCGCCATAATTTAGTACAATTCTATTTGTCGGACTCAACCACTCACATATAAACGATTGATCGTATGTGTCGGCTTGATTCAACATATCTGCAAACTTTGGATACTTTTGAAGCAAATAGTCAATCTCATACCCATTTGCTTGCTTACGAGCATCAACAGTTCCGCGTGTACGAATAACAGTATGACCCTTATAGCGAGAAAAGATTAAAGTAGAACCGTCCAACTTTTCCATCAACTTCGCATTTTTTAGATCAGAAGGTGCTGGAAAAATATCAGGCTTTTCATCATAATTGAAAAATTTCTTGAACGACAGTGAAACAGGATGTCCATCTTTATCCCACAATGAAGAACGATAAATAAGGTTCTCTTTATTCCAAGTAGCACCAATATGAATTGGCTGAACCAAAAAACATTCATGTCCACCAACAAAGTGTTGATGAACCATAAACGACTCTTTGTCGATGGATTGTAAGTCAATTTTCACTACTTTAGTATGAAACTTTTTTATAAAATGTCAAGGATTATTAACACAAATCGGAGTCATCAACGTTCTTTATAACCGAATCAAGGAGTTCATATATGTCTTTGGCATAACTATGTGGGTCAAATTTAACACCGAAATTTTCAGGCTTCGTCTTGTAATCTTTTAGATATGCACATAAACTATGCATTCCTGCCCAAGCATTAATCAAATCTTTGCGTTGTTTTTTTGTAAGTGGTTTATTTTTCATATAGAAAAAATCCCACGGGTTTAGCGTGGGATTTTGATTTATAACCTTTGATTGCTAGTTATTATTTAGCAAGAATCTTGCGAAGGTTGGCAACGGCACGTCCATCAAGGCGAACCTTGTTGACTTCACCAGTGGTAGGATTGAATCCCGTAACATTTAGATGAGTGCTTTCGCTCTTGACGCCCTTGACGGGACGAGAAAAAGAAAGTTCATAAGTAGAACCCTTGACGAGTGTGGAGACCTTGCGGCCATTGTTTGTTTTATTTGTCTTAGTCATATTAGTTGTTATTTGTTAATGTAATTTTTATTACACAGTTAGTATGTCAATTATTTATCAAATGTCAATAAGTTTTGACGAGAAATCTTATTTATAGCAGATTCTTTATGCTTAAACTCAAAATCAAGATGCAAATCTTTTGTATATGTAGAATATACCATAGGTACAAATGTAGGAAAGTCGGCATGAGCACGAGGATTTTTACCAGCAAGTGATTCGCTGAAATGAAACAATGGAACAATATTATCTGGCCAAGTAGATACAGATAAATCAAATGCTTGTTGTTCAGTTAGATTTCCGGGATTGCATTTATGGTGCAAATTGTCATAAGTGATTGGAATACCTGTACGCTCGTGGAGATACTCGTGTAGATTATATACAGTCCAACTCTTTAGTTTATCTTCGCACTCGAAGACCAATCTGCTTGTTACAGATTTTGACATGCGTTTGATAACTTTTTCCAATCTATCAATAACTTCACTAAAATTGCCATCATTATAACAATTCATGTGAATATTGATTGGTGCTTCATATGATTGTGGTAGTTGAAGTAAATCCATAATTATAGCATGTTGTTCAAGGTCGCGAATAGAGTTTTCAGCAACACCATTTTTTGGACTTGCAGGAACCACAAACTGGTCTGGGTGCATACTGCAACGCACTTTGTTTTGTTTAATAGTAGTAGCACATGCGCTAAACTCTGATATAATATCTGAGAAATTATAAAAATCATCTATGCCAAATTTCAAATCGGGATGTGTCATCAATGGAAACACATTGCTGCCAATTCTATAATTCCATTTGTTTTTGGCACACTCTTTTATAATAGAGTGAATGGTCTTGATATTATTGAACGAGCGGTCTGCTAGAATCTTCATTGCTGTGTCCTTGCCCAATTTCTTGTATTGAGCATAAGTCATGGTGTTGAATTTAACACCTTGGTCTTTTAGACCATTGTGAATACAACAAAGTGAAGGAACTATATTATGTGATAGAATCATAATAGTGATATTACACATATGTTGATGTTTGTCAACAATACAATAAAAAAAGGACACCATTTACGGTGTCCTTTTTTGATAAAAACTAACTGATTATTAGAACTTTACAGCCAAACCACCAGACACTCCACTGCTGGTATTTCCGGCAGTAAATAGCGTGTCACGGGATTGATATACACCAATATTCAATGTGGCATATTTGGTGTAATATCCAACACCAACTCCAACCAATGCATATTGCTTTGCATTCTTCAATGCAGCAATTGTGGCGGCACCGGGATCATTGAATCCGTATCCAACGGAAGGAACAATCTTTAGGTGTTGAAAACCAAAAGGAAGTTTAACATTTGTTTCTACATTATTGGTGTGTAGCTTCAGATCTGAACGACCTGTAATATCCCATACACTATTCTTCCACAACTTACCATCTAGCTTAACAAATGGTTCGTTTGTGCTGGCAATGTTGGAAATGCTCTTGCTATAAGAGGAATAAACCGAACCCAAGGTCAAGTTTGCCAAAGGAGCGGTAAACTTATAACCAACGGTTGTGTCAATTCGCTTTAGTAGTCCAGAACTTACTACGTTCTTTCCCACAGCATTTGCTTGAATAGTATTGAAGGTGCTTGCACCCAATACGAAACCTGCAACCTCAACATTTGCACCAACGACTGCAACGTCATTATATGCAACAACACCACGGTCCAAAAACTTGGTGTAATATGTTGCGTCCGCTGTGACGGTCACAGGCGATGCAGTTAGTGTGAGTGCGGCACATGCTGCCGTAATCATTAATAGTATTTTCTTTGTCATATATATTATTGTTTTAATACTTCACAGTTTGTAAAGTACGAATAACTATACACCAGAAAAGCTTTCGGTCAAGAAAATTTCCTACGTATATATGTTATAAAATGGTGGACTCGCCGGAAGTTGCATCCGGGTGCTATATAAAAAGCTTACAAACATATACAAGCTTATCTCTTATAATACATCAATGTTTGGTAGAGCACCACATTGAAGTTGAAGTTTAGTATTTGATTTGTGCTACCATCTTCTATCTCGCACAAACGGCCAGATGATGAACGTTGTTGACTTGTTATCTGTGTCACAAGGACAACGGACAGCCTATTTTATTAGGCTGCGACAAGTGTCTCGGCTCCGCTGTTCTTGCGAACAGAAAGAAAAGACACCTTTGCAAGATTTCTCTTAGCATTTATGTTTTCCAACGGGTATTATACAGAGACATTAGACTCTGTGCTTGCGGCTTGTACTCATTTCATAGAGTAGAATCTAAAAACGAGCCCATGAAAAGAAAACATGTAGGGACCAGAGTTCGGGCATCTGATACCGGAGTTCCATTCGGGGAATTCGTCCTATCTTCACGACTTCGGCTTTTAAACAAGAAACTTGATGCCTACTATGTTGTCTTGGAAGAATGACCGCGAGTTTCTTAAACAGCGGTCCTTTAAACTACCCTACATGTTTCAAAATTGATATCAAAGAACTGCTACTATAAGTATCACATTATATGCCGTTGTCAATGTTTTTTATTTTAAACAATTTTTAAAAAATGTCTTTTTCACTTGACTTTTTATATACTTACTCTATTATTTTCGGTATATGAATGGTTTTACTCTATATAAAAATCCTTGCAGTTGCTGCTCTGAATCTATTGAAGATGCTCGTGCCGAACTTGGTTTGCGAGTATGTTTGCGATGTGCTAAACGAGGTGTATCTCAGTCAAAATATATGGGTGCTCAAGTATATGAGCACAAAACGGCTGGATTTCTGCAAGTTATGTTACCAGACACATTTGCCGATTTTAAAGCCAAGACATCCCGCAAGGGACAGTCTAGCACACTTAGAAATGTATTGGTTGGTGGAGGAAGACTACAATGAAAACAATGAAAACATTTAAATTGCCCACTTGGGCAGAAACAAACAATGTGACCACTTATATGGACATGTTGAAACACAACATGTCGCGAAAAGACGCGATTGCCAGAGTGAAGGCAAACAACAAAGTTGCCAAATTCTTGAACAAGAATGGTTGGACCTTCACCGAAGGTGGGTGTATCGTGGAACATGGTTATGTGCTCAACTTTCGCAAACCAACTGGAATTGTAGCTGACAACAAGGCTGCTCATCCATATCTTCATTTTGGTTGGTATTGGGACAACTGCGGTGGTCCAGATTTTTGGCGAGGCGACCTTTGGGTTTCGTATAGTTATGATCGCGAGTTCAAATATCTTGGTCCAGTTGGCTTTTTTAAGATTCATGATATTTTGCGAGGCAACTTGAAAGATTTATATCAGTATGAAAGTCAACTTGTACATGCACTGATTTATCAAAACCCTATTATCAATGGAAACAGATAACACTATATCTTATACCAAAGAACAAATCAAAAAAGATTTGGAGTATTGGAGTAAAAAGAAAGAGCACTTTGAGAAGACCAATAATAAAGCTGGTACAAGAGTAGCAAATCTGATGATAGACAAATACTTGGATATTTACAACGACGCAATCATATAAACTCTTGACATTGTATAGAATTTATATACAATGAAATGATGTATAAATTATTTATTGATGATGAACGTCTGCCAAAAAATGTTAATTGGGTAGAAATGCCACTTGGTCCTTGGATTATAGCAAGAAATTATGATGATTTTGTAAAATATATCATGCAAAATGGGTTGCCGTCGTTTGTGAGTTTTGACCATGATTTGGGAATTGAACATTATATTGTTGGTGCTCCAAAATATAACGAATATAAAGAAAAAACGGGGTATGATTGTGCCAAATGGTTGGTAGAATATTGTATGAACAATAATCTTGAATTTCCCGATTATCAAGTTCACAGTATGAATCCTATTGGCAGAGAGAACATTCGTAGTTATATTGAATCATACAAGAAAAGCAGAAAATGAAGAAAATTAGTTTAAAATCAATTGACCAAAAGATTTGGTTTGTGAGTGATCTGCATTTGGGTCATGACAAACCATTTATTCTCGGTCCTCGTAAATATACAAATGTTAGTGAAGCATATTCTCATACACATCAAATGTTGAATGAGCATATTGGACCAAATGATATTGTGTTCAATCTTGGCGATGCCGTGATTGGTGCTGGACCAAATTCTATGGAATATGCTAAACGCATTGTGCATCTGCCTTGCAAGCATCAATATTTTATTTGGGGCAATCATAATGCTGGTATTCATCAATTATATGATGACTGCCGCAAAGACATTGGATTGTTGGCAGATGATATAGAAATGTATCCATTGAATTATCCAAACAGTCCATTCACATTTCTTGGTCATTATGCAGAAATTACAATTGATGGCAGAGTAGTTGTGTTGACTCATTATCCAATTGCTTCATGGAATCATATCAGCAAAGGCGCGTATCATATTCACGGTCATTGTCACCGCAATCTAAAAGAAGATACAACCCTACAAAGATTGGATGTTGGTTGGGAGTGGAAACGTCGTCCAGTTGAATGGAATGAAATTGTGCGCGAATTGAGTCCGCGCAGCACAATTGCGCCAGATCATCACGGCAAAGATACATAAAAGAAAACCCACCTTTTGGTGGGTTTTTTGTTATACTCGACTCAATTCAGTCAAGATAAAGTTTGGGCTGGAGGCTTCTCCAAAATCGGTGTTTCCACCACCCATTGCATTTACTTTCATATAATATGTATATGTACCGGCTGAAACGGGATCTATGCAACTGATGTTATATGGAACATTCTCGTTTGCATCAGAGCTTTCATATTGAATAGTTTGGCATAATGCCGTTGTGTCTCTGTATAATTGAATAATACCATACGTGCCAACGGCGGATGGATTTGCATCACCTGAGCATATAATCAATACAGGATTGCCGTATGTAGTGATGCTGCCACTTACAACAGTCTTTGGAAATGTACCTCCGGTAGCTATTGTTTTTTTACCTTGTGTACCTTGATAATAGTTTGCAGTACTGCCATAAGCAGGTGCGATTGATGCTGTCATCATTTCATTGTTTGGGCCGGGTATCATTGTCATATACATATAAGTATTATAAAATCTAACAAAAGTGCTATAAAAAAAGTCTTGACTTTTTTATTTTTTTAGCAAGAATGTTGTGATGAAAAAACTAATTTATAGAGAGGGTAATCTATTGCTTGCTAAAGATGTTGCAGTAATTGGACACCAAGCAAATTGTCAAAACACATTTGGTAGTGGCATTGCTCGCAGCATTAGAGAAATGTATCCAGTTGCATATGAAGCAGATTGCAGTGCCGCAAGGGTAAACGTGAACACTCTTGGTAATTTTTCCGTAGGTTATATTCCAACAGATAACAATATCAGTTCTATTTCTCGTATCTATAACTTGTA